ACAATGCAAGAAAGCTCATTGAGTATCAAGCCACAACGCAAGCGATAGCAACTGTTGTATCTTCTAAATTAGCTACACTACATGAACTCGACACTATTTATNGTGTTGAGGATATGTGGATNTTGTTAGAAATAAATGCCGTAGATAGACACAACGCTTATTTAATGAGCCAGACTAAATAAAAAGGATATATTTTGGCTACAATTATCGACAGTTTACTAATAGAATTAGGGCTTGACTCATCTAAATTCGATAAAGCGCAAAAAAAATCAGTAGATGAATTAAGAAAATTTGATGAAGCCAATCAGAAAACTTCAAAGAATACTCAACGCAGTTCAAAAGAAACAGCTCTAGGTTTCGAAAAATCTCGTGATGCTTTAATTTCATTCGGTGGGGCTTTTTTAGGCTTAGCTGGGATGAAGGAATTTGTAACAACAGTCACAGCTTCTAACGCTTCATTAAGCCGTCAATCTAATCTATTAGGAATTTCAGCCGAAAAACTCCAAGCATGGGGTGGAGTTGCTGAAGGATTTGGTGGTAGTGCGGCTTCCTTACAATCAACATTTCAAAATATAGAAAGTAGTATTGCTAAATTTTCAATGGGCATGGGTGGTGAAAACGTAAAATTAGGGTTAGGCTATTTACGTTTAGAAGATAAAGATGCNACAGATATAGTTAAAATCTCAAATGCTTTAAAAGAGTTTAAATCAGCACATACAATACAAGAAACCAAAAACATTGCTGACTTATTAGGCTTTGATACAGATGGCTATAATATGCTATTGGCTGGTGGTCCAGCATTACAAAAATTATTTGATGAATATGTTAAATTAAATCATCTTACTCCTTCATTAAGCGAAAATTCTAAAATATTTCAAGAAAAAACTGCGAAATTAATTCAATCATTAACTGGGTTAAAAAACGAAGGATTAGATAGATTATTGCCTTCATTAAATAATCTATCTAGTTATTTAACTACTAACATTGAAAAATTCTCAGATTGGGATAATTCTGTTAATGGCATTGGAACTAAAGCAATTGCCGCTACTGGTGGATTGCTTGTTTTAAGTGGAATTATAAAAACATTAGGAATTGTCTTTTCAGCCGCAAGTGGATTGATAGTAACATCATTAGAAGTTATCGGAGTGTCATTAAGTGGTGTTCTAGGTATTATATTAGCCATACCCGCCGCAGTTGCATTAATGGCGGTTGCGCTTAATAAATTTGGCGGCAATGGTGAACATAAAGATGGGGAAATCGACCCTGTTACTGGGAAAATGTGGCATTACCAAACACGTAAAACAGGGAAAGGTAGTGAGTGGGCATTACAAGATAATCCTAACGGCAATCATCCTACAAAGAAATGGGTAGGTGGTAAAACTAGAGGAAGTGGCGGTCATTGGGAAAATGTCACTTCTACGGAAAATGTCACTTCTACTTTGTCATTTGCGGATTTAGAAAAACAATATGGATTACCTGCTGGAATGTTAAGCAAAATAATGCAAATTGAATCATATGGCAATCCAAATGCTGTTAATCCCCAAAGTGGTGCAATGGGGGCATTTCAATTTATGCCTGATACTGCAAAAGAATATGGCGTTACAAATCCTTTTGATAAAAATCAATCTGCAACTGGAGCGGCTAAATTTTTATCTGATTTAAGTAACCATTATAACGGTGATGTTGATAAAATGTTGGCTGGTTATAATTGGGGTATGGGTAATGTAGATAAAAAAGGAATGGGAAGTCTTCCGCCTGAAACTACTGATTACTTGTCAAAATATCATACAATGACGGGAACAAATGCAACTGCGCCAATGTCTGCAAATAATTCTTCATCATCTACTATTCATACGACCATTAATGAATTAAATGTATATTCTGCGGCTCAAGATGCGACAGGGATAATTACTGATATTAAGAAAACATTACAAGACCAAGCATTAATTAGTTATGGCGTAGGAGGAGCTATATAATGCCTTTAATTCCATATCCTAACATTCCTAATTTACCGGGTGTTCCACCAATACCTCGCTCACCAAACGTTTCTACACTAAATATTAGCAATGTAACGCCTAACAGTATTCCAGTTAATAACTATGGCGCTCAATGGGGATTTGTTGGATCTACAGGTCAAAGTATTATAACGCCTGATTCATTTATTGATTTTGAGTACAGAGAAGAACGCAAAATACCAACCTATCCAATTGAAGGGGGAAGTTTTGCAAGCTATAACAAAGTTGCTATGCCATTTGATGTCAGAGTGACTATTTCATGTAATGGTAAAGGGGCTATGACTAAAGAGAAGTTTCTTAGTACTATAGAACAATTAATGAACTCATTAACATTAATTAATGTAATTACTCCAAACTTTACTTATCAGAATTGTAATTTAGTTCATGTAGATTATCGTAGAGAAGCCAAACAGGGAGTTTCTTTAATTATTGCTCAATTATGGTTTCAACAAGTTATAATTGCTCAACAAGCAACTCCAACGACTACTGAACCTAGTGGGGCTTCTACTTACATTAATGGGCAAGTATCTCCAATTAATCCGCCTGTTGTAATTCCATCAATTTTAGTTTCTACATGAGAATAAAATGATACAAATAATTCCTGTTAATTCTATTGCCTCACAATCATTTAATGTTCAATTAGGAACACAAAATTGTGTTATTAATTTATATCAAAAAAATACAGGTTTATTTTTTGACTTAAATCTTAATGGAACTCAAATTGTAAATTCAATGATTTGTTTAAATCTAGTTGGATTAGTTAGAGAGTCTTATTTAGGATTTACTGGTCAATTATTTTTCTTTGATACTTCAGGTCAAACTGATCCTGTTTATACAGGATTAAATTCTAAATATTTATTGGTTTACCAAGTATGAGTTTTGCTATTAGGCAAATAAATTTACAATTNTCTGGGGCAACAACTGGAGATGTAAATTTACAAGGGTTAAAATGTCAAGCAGTTATCAGCAATCCTGGGGGCACAAATTCTATCGGTCAATTGCAACTTAAAGTCTATGGTATGACTTTAGAGCAAATGAATCAATATTCTAGTGCAGGTGCAAATTTAGTATCGGCGAATAATTTTAGCATCACTGTAGTTGTTGGAAATCAAGGCAAGCCTTTAATACAAGTTTTTTCAGGACACATTCAATCAAGTTTTATTGATTTTTCTGCTATTCCTGAAGTTTGTTTTGTTGTAACTGCCGCTTCAGGGTATTATGAAAAATCAACGAGCGTAGCTCCTAACAGTTACAACGGGGCAAAAAATGCTGAAGATATTATTGCCTCATTAACTGCATCAATGGGGAGTAATTGGTCATTCAAAAATTTTAACAATAATGCTCATGCAATTATTACCAACCAGTATTTAAGTGGTTCTATTATTGACCAAATTAAAACTGTAGCTAAAGCCGCTTGTTTTCCATATAAAATAGAAAATAATACAGTAAGTATTTGGTCTAATGATGGGAATGTAGATGATGTGATTCTTGATATAAGTCCTCAAACTGGATTAGTTGGTTATCCTGTTTATTGGGCGCAAGGTTTTTTTATTAAGACTGAATTTAATGAAGCGTTATCAAATGGAAGAAAAGTGAATTTAACATCATCCATTATTAAAGCGAATGGGGAATGGGATGCTCATGTTGTTACACATGAATTAAGTACACTAACAATAGATGGGGCTTGGTTTACAAGTGTTAGATTAAATAGACGTTCTCAAGGTCAAGGTTCATATTATGTCACAGCAAACTAATATAATTAATAATCTAGTCCCTGCTGATAATTCTTCCGATATTGGTAGATTGAATTTTATTATGACAGCCGCCATGTCGGGATTAAGAACTGCCATGCCTGTAATAGTTAAAGCAGTTACTAATTCAGGCGGAGTTTCACCTATTGGATATGTAAATGTACAACCATTAGTTAGTGGAATGGATGGCAATAAAAATTTAATGCCACATGGAACAATTTATAATGTTCCTTATATGAGAATACAGGGGGGTAGTAATGGAATTATTCTTGATCCTGTAGTGGGTGATATTGGAATTGCGACTGTTTGCGATAGGGACATATCAACAGTTAAAAATGCAAAAACAGTATCTGCTCCCGGTTCTACTCGTAAAAATGATATGTCAGATATGGTTTATCTTATGACAATCATTGGTTCAGCTCCCACACAATATGTTCAATTTAATAGTTCAGGCATAACAATTACTTCTCCAGTAAATGTAACTGTAAATGCTCCAACTGCAATCGTAAATTCTTCTACAAGTGTTACAATGAATACGCCAATTTTAAAAGTGAGTGGTGATATTTTAGATAATTCTGCTACTAATACTCGTACAATGGCTCAGATGCGGTCTGTTTATAACAGTCATACACATTCTGACCCACAAGGCGGTAATACGGGTACTCCAAGTAGTCCGATGTGATAAAGGTTAAAAATGACAATAATTCAAAATTCTCTATTGCTTGACCAGTCACAATGGGACCTTGTCTTGGATATAAATGGAAATATTGCATTAGCTGATGCGCCTTATTCTATCGCTCAAGATGTAGCTTCGGCTACTAGAACATTTTTAGGTGAATGTTGGTATGATAATAGTTTAGGATTACCGTATTGGCAAAATATTTTAGGATTATTTCCGCCTATGCAATTTGTCAATTTACAAATAACAACGGCGGCATTTACCATTCCTAATGTATCTTCTGTTAAAGTTACATTTACATCTTTTGAGAATCGAGTTCTTTCAGGAACAATACAAATTATTGATACTGATGGAGCAATTAACAATGTGGCATTTGGATAAATTATGACAACTAATGTACCTCAAATCGTTTGGGTCAATGGCAGTCCAGTACTGCCTTCCGAATCTGCAATTTTAACTGGCGTACAAGCTGACATTGATACGGCTTTTGGTGGTGGCGTTAATCCTTCACTTCAAACACCTCAAGGACAATTAGCGCAATCTGAAACTGCAATTATTGGCGATAAAAATAATGAGATTGCTTATATAGCTAATCAAGTTAATCCTTCAATGGCTTCAGGAATTTGGCAAGATGCAATTGGTGAAATTTATTTTATTACTAGAATACCGGGTGCTGGTACTGTTGTAAATTGTACGTGTAATGGAGCTGTAGGAACTGTAATTCCAGCAGGTTCAGTAGCACAAGATACAAGTGGATATTTATATTCGTCTACAACTTCTGCAACAATTCCTTCAAGTGGAAATGTTACAATTCAATTCCAAAATCAAACGCAAGGTGCAATTGCTTGTGCTATTGGTGCATTGAATATTATTTATACTGCAATCGCTGGTTGGAATACAGTTTCAAATCCAGCAGCAGGTACGCTTGGTAATTTGGTAGAAACTAGAGCGGCTTTTGAAGCTAGAAGGTCTGCGAGTGTTGCTGGAAATTCAGTTAATTCAATACAAGCTATTTATGCCGCTGTAACACAAGTTCCAGATGTTATTGGAGCTTTTGTTACTGACAATCCTACGGGCAGTACTGTTAGTTATGGAAGCACAAGTTATTCGTTAGCGGCTCATTCTGTATGTGTGAGCGTAGCAGGTGGTGCAAGTTCTGCGGTAGCGCAAGCTATTTGGAGTAAAAATCCACCGGGTTGTGCATATAACGGAAATACAACTGTGACTGTTTACGATACAACATATCCAACACCTTATCCAAGTTATTCAGTTACATATTTAATACCAACTTCCACACCAGTTTATTTTCTTGTTGAAATAAAAAATAATACTTTATTGCCGTCAAATATTGTTCAATTAACACAAAATGCCGTTATTGCTTCATTTAATGGTCAAGATGGTGGGTCGGCAGTTACGATTAATTCAACTTCATACTCAGGTAGATATTATGCAAATATCAATGCAATCAATCCTAATGTTAATGTTATTGAAGTTTATCTAGGTTTAAC